TAATTGCGTTACCTAGGTGGAAACTTAATCCTTGGTCTCGGATGAAATCCCAAACTTGGATAGAACCTCTTCGATAGTAGTCGGGTCCAGTTGTGTTGGTGTCGGCCAATGTTTAAGAAGGTTGGTGAGTGAATTACCTAGCACAAAGTTCTGACGTTGAAGGGCTAGGAAGATAGTAACAATGTCCTCTTTAGAAGACTCAGGGTTTTTAAGAGCGTCTTCAATTTGACGCATCTTAAATTGTTGTTCGAGTGTTAACTCAACAATCGGTGGTGGGGGTCCATAACTTGACGGACTCGGTAGCGAAGTCATAATCGGTATGCTGTAGGATCTTGGCGAGCCTGGCGTTTTGAAGGGCGGCTGATTCATCAAGATCTTTGGAAGCAAAGGCGCTGACAACTGACTTCCAGGTGTAGCCGTTCTCTTCAAAGAAGGCTGCTGCTCGTTTAATCCCGAATCCAGGGACTCCGCTATATCCATCAGTTTGGTCACCAGCCAGCGTCTGAATGTAGTGCCAATTCCTACCTTCTTCTTCGGTGATGGTGATAATGCCAGTAGATAAATCATACAATTCTCCAGGTATCTGCCTCATATCTTTGTCGGGACTGCAGATGATGTGACCGGGCTCCTTGGTGGCGTAGATACCCATAGCATCATCAGCTTCCAACGTAGGCATCACAACAACGTGGTACTCTTCCTTGAGTTTGTTGATGACTCTTTTGTAACCGCATGGTTTCTTTCGGTTTCTATGTCCTTTATACGTTGGATCAATAGATTTACGGAAGTTGACGCTATCAGAAAAAAACAGAATAGAATCATCAAAGCATCCAAGGTCAGAAGCGATGCGATTGAGTTCTCGTTCGACCATTGCGTAGGCTTCGCTGAATCTACTGGTGACAACGATAACATCGTCCCCGAAGTCGATTTCATCTTCACAGGCGGCGGTACACTTGTAGGCGATATAGTCGCAGTCAATTAATCGGCTCACTTACCTTGTCCCCGCTTGAGCTTACGCCCATGCGAAGGAAGACTACGAGTGCCATTACCTTGACGGGTGTGTTTGTATTTTGCCTTGGACTCAAACTGTACACGTCCAAGAGATGTTTTAGATTTTACTGCCATTAGTGAACTTCACTCCAATTGTTTCCTTGTTGTGCCTCTGCGGCGATTTTGATTCGGAGGTTGTAATACTCTCCAGCTTCCTCAGCTGAGCGTACCAGGGATGTTCGTAGTTTGTCCACGTGTCCTGGGTCACACTCAAATTGTAGTTCGTCATGAATAAATGCTAGTTGTGAGCAGCATAGCTTACGTGTATTGTCGTGGTTGATAACCAGCCACCGCTTTGCAATCACACCCGCCGACCCCTGGAGGAGGTAGTTAAGGGCCTTGTGGCTACCATCAACAGCGCAGCGGCGCCCGTCACACAAATTGATGTAACCAGATTCTGCCTTGGACTTAACCGCAGTAACCAGTTTCTCAAGTCCAGGAATTGCATCCATGTAAGCTTGACGGATCTCAGTGCCTTTCTTTTTAGCGGCTTGCGGCGATAGTTGGGGGTCATAAGATAATCCGATCTTGATGTCGCCTGCACCGTACAGAAACGCATACGTTACAGTCTTTACTAGGCGACGGGAAATATTTATCTTGTCAGCGTTGACTTGGTGGATATCACCATTGAGGAGAATGTCGGCATAGCGACCTTCATCATAACGTGCCAGATAGTGAGCCAACATCCTAAGCTCAATCCCAGACAAATCAGCGCCGACCATAACCAAGGAAGGCGAGGCGGTAAAGAGTTTTCGGAATGCTGCATCAGACGGGACCTGCCCGAGATTTGGCTTACGATGTGCGCAACGAAACGTATTCGTGGCTACAGAACAGTGGTGATGAATTCGATGGTTTCGTACAAGTTTTAGCCAAGCATTGTCACCCTCAGATAACATACCAAGCTGCTTAGTTAACTCAAGGCTTCTAAAGAATTGCAGAGCTTCCTCTGTTCCAATGTCCTTGAGTGTAGTCTCATTGATAACTGGTTTACCACCAGCTGTCATCTTCTCGAAGTTACGGTTATACCGTGTCTTCATTATCCACGCAATGTGATCCCTACTTGTTGGGTTGAATTCTTTAAGTCGCGTGAATGTGGCACCAGCTACATAACCTTGTGTTTTGTTAGGTCGCTTAGGAGTGAACTCCGGTCCTGCAACGTAAGGGTACCTGTGGCGTAGTAATTGATCAAGGTCTTCAAGTTCGCGTCTGAGAGCAGATTCAAGTTCCCATGCAGCTTGCTCGTCAAAATACCATCCATGTAGTTCTTGTTCTGTAAGGATTTCTGCGACACGATGTTCTAGCGTGACCCATTCAGGAATGGTTGAAAATGTGTCCAAAGTTTAGTAGTAACAACAACGTCTTGTATCATATAATTTTGCATCTCATTGCTCCACTCCTTCCAATCAGATGTTTTACCGAACTCTCCTTTGTACTCACCTAGTCTATAGCCGTAGGATTCAAGGGAGTGACGGCCATACAGCTGCATAGGCATCTTGCTCCACTTACGTTTCTGATCAGTCTTCAGAATATCAGCGTGATACAAGCGACTAAGCACCAAAGTATCGAGAACCCTACCCACGTTTTGAAACCAAGGATAGAGCTTACGGATAACAGGAAGGTCATAATTGATAATGTTGTGACCCACAATACTGTCCGCATCTTCAAGGCGTTGAATCCCACGAGTGAGCGGTTCAGTATCTCCTTCGTCATTGTAGACAAGAGTTTGCTTGGTCTCCGTATCGTAGATGCCAAGACAGTGGATGCGGGTAACATCATGTAAAAGTCCGTTTGCCTCTAAGTCAAAGATAAGCGTCATTCCAGTGTCGGATTACTCCAGCAACAATAAATAGGTTTGTAACAAAGATCATTAACTCAAGGAAGTTGAGCCTTCGGAGCAGCCCCTTGCCATACATAAGTCTTGTCAACAAATTGCGCTCGTTTGATAGCTTCAGGGGTCGGAGGATTCGGACGCTTCAAATTAGAAATCTGTTGTTGCATCGAACTCTGGTTCTGGTTGGGTTTCATTGAATTTACAGGTGGATAGATCATAACTTAGATTACACGCGACGCCAACCTCGCCCGAATAGCGATTTTTAAGGACTCGCACTGTTGTATTACTTCCTCCAGCTGGGGCCTGTTGATCGCGTTCGAGTGCAATAACTCCGTCAGAGAGTTGTGCAATTGCCGCACTTCCGCGCAGCTGTCCAAGTGTAACACGTGCTCCCTCTTCATGGTTCTGATCGCTAGATGTACGGCGTAGGTGAGAGACAAGGAACATCGCAATGCCTGTACGCTCAACAAGTGAACGTAGTTTGGTCATTGTGGTATCTATCATCCGTCTCTCGTCCCCATCAAGACCACTGAGAAGGATGGAAAGGTGGTCAAGAAAGATGACCCTTGTATCAAGACCTGTAGCCAAGTACTCAATACGGTTGTAGATCAAATCAGGGTCGAACGAGCCAAACCCATCAAAAAGAAATAGGTTCCAGTTAGCAAGTGTCTTTTCGTAAGCACTGGTAAGTGTTGCTCTGTCGTGATCACCAAGGTGTAGTGACTTACCTACAGCAGCGGACATCAAGCCCAGAGCGGTTCTCCTGTTTGATTCCTCAAGAGCCAAATAACCGACCCGTTCTCCTCCTTGAAGAAGAGAAGTCGCAAGCTCCCTGCAGAAAGATGATTTCCCAATACCAGATCCTGCAGTAATTGTGACAAGTTCTCCGTATCGGATACCATGAAGTTTGCTTTGGAGTCCCGAAAAGGGGTAGTCATAATCAGCAGGTGGAGAAGGTGTAGTTACAAGTTCTAAGAGGCTTTTGCCATCGACGATCCCATCTGGACGATAAGGTTTCGCGTTCCATATAGCCTCACGAATCGCCTGAGAGTCATTGGCAACAAGGGCGTCTGACGCATCTTTGTAATCATCCGGGAGCGATGCAATCTTGCACTTACCAGGTGGCAATACGCTTGCTGCTTCCTCCGCCGCCTTACGGCCTGCCGAGTCATTGTCGAAGAACAAGACAATCTCCTCATAACCCTGGAGCCATGGGATAGCCCGTTGTATCGACTTCTTTGCCGCTGCGGCACCGCTAGGTAGAGATACCATCGGCCACCCCGGCATAGCCTCTTGACATGAAGCTGCATCGAGTTCTCCTTCAGTGATGACGACTCGTTTTCCAGTGGCTGGAAACAAATGTTGTCCAAAGAGTGTGCCTGGGACATTACCTTCGTAAGTGAATACTTTGTCTTTAGTTTTTACCTTGCACCCTTCAAGTACACCAGACTCACTGAAGTAATAGAACCTCAGTACATCTCCATCCTTGTGGATGCGATACTTTTGACAGACTTTCTCTGAGATGCGTCGTTTCTGCAACCGTTCGGCTGAGCCTCGCATCTGTATAGCTGTCGTCATTTTTTGATGAATGTGTAATGGTTCCTCCGTGTGTCCGTAGGTATTGCAAGCAAAACAAAAAGTGTGCCCATCAGAATACAAAGAGTTTGCATCTGATGAGCCACATGTTTCACACGGCAAGTGCCTCACGAACTCGCTTTCGCATTGCTGCATATGCTCGTGCTTGTGCATCGTGATAATCGAACCAGGAATCGAGTGCTCGGTAGAAACCTTCAATCAGGTTTTCAGTAGTTTTAGGATCGTCAGCTTGTACATCAGCAAGGTAATCACTAAATGCTTCAGCGTAGTACTCAGCAGTGCCGTATTCTAGGTTAGCCATTCAATAGGGATGGAGTGGAATGAACAGTATTGGAAGCCATGCTTTTCGCACCACTTCGCATAAGTAGTCTTTGATCCTTTGTAGATCTTGTTATATGGTGCTTGAAAGACGAACCGAATATCTAAGTCGGGATTCGCTTTCTTCACTGCGATCATCTTCCTTCGGTCTTCCTCCGTCAGGTGCCCCTTTGTTTCTAAGTAGACACCATTCGGTAAAAGAAAGTCGGGTGTGTAGTTGCATTGAAGAACGTAAGGAACCTTGGTTGACTCGTACTCAAAATCTACCTTCAAGCTGGAGAGAAGATCAGCAACCTTCTCTTCAAGACCTGAACGGTATCTTGGCATCAGAAATCATCTTCCTCGTTAATATCAGTGGTGACAGTGATGTTCGGCTCAGATGCCTTGAACCCCTGAGTAGTGCCAAACAAGGCGGCAACATCCTCAGCAGCCATATCACCAGTATCAACAGCTGCAGCACCGCTCAGGGCTACCAGCTGCACTCCTACAAGCTTCAGAGACGTGCCATAGGTGACACCATCACGCAGGATGTAGGGCTTCTGATAGAAGGCAAGCTTCACACGACTACCAGAGTACATGGGGATGTTCTCATCGGTAATGTGTGTGCCTTCAGTGTCAACCACAGGAGGCTTGCTCTCTTCATTCCAAGAGAACTTGATCTTGTATTGACCGTCAGCAACTTCTTCCCAAGGCTCAGGCTTCAAGGTAGAACGCTTGGGGTTCTTCAGTTTAGTTTCTGCCCACTTGAGGGATTCGGTACGATCTTGCTCAAGCTTCTCAACAATGTCAGCACCGACAAGGGCAGACAAGGAATAACCAAACTTGCTAGGCTTCAGTACAGCTTGGTAACCTTCAAGGACAACAGGCTGTTCAGTTTTGTGGATGGTGCGGGTCATTAACAAAAGAAGTAAGTGGATTCAATCACCGTCTCTGGTTTGAGATCTCCGATGATCGGTGGTTCAGTCTCTGCTTCTATCTGTGAAGCAAAGTCTTTCAGGTAATCATGTTCAGCGAACAAGTGCATATATGTCTCCCTCACGATTGTACTGAGGATAGACATGTCTGTAGCACGACACAATACTGAGTCGTGAATAAGAGCAATAGGGGCGTTAAACCGTAACGCAGCTAGGTGTAACAGTGAGGCGTCAAGAGAGTGGATAAGGTTAGGAGCTGTAGCGTTCTTGTGGTGGTTCTTGTCAACCTTGTCAGAGTCGTCAACAGCAACAGTTAACTGACAACGACCCAACAACTGCAAGTCAATACGCACAGTGTTCTTCTTCATCAGCTTTTGATTAACGACAAACCCAGATGGTGTTACCCACTGTAGCTCTGTCTTGCCGTTATCAATAGCCTTTGCAACTTCTTTCTCAATCCACGTCATAACTGCCATAGGACCAGGGACTACAACGTTCATTGCGTCTCTGACTGCCTTGACAGTCTCGGTTAAGTCTTCCTTACTAATCTCTACACCCTTCTCCTTTAGTGCGTCCTTGATGTAACCACGATTGGAGAAAGGTTTAGCATTGTAAGGCACCGTCATGACTACCCTTTTAACTGTCTTTCTGTCCATGTAGGGACGGATAGACTCAGGACAGTTAGGTATAGCAGTCTCTGCAACTACCTTGTAAGCATCTTGAGGACGATCACTAGGTAAGACATTAACTAGCTTAGCAGTGTTTCTGTCTCTAGCTAGTCCAGCTAGGATTTGAAGACCTGAACACGTAGCATCTGTTGCAACAGGAAGACCAGTAAACTGACGACTACAACTTAAGACACAATGGTAGTACTCCTCACAAGCTGCTAGAAACTGCCAAGGCTCATCAGCTACTTCCCATTCGTGAATGTGTTTGATTGGATCACAAGCGACACAAGCTATGATGTGCTTGTTATTCTTTACCCAATCTAAACGTTCAGTCAAGGTGGCTTTATCTAACCCATAAGTTGTAGCTACTTGAAAGGCTAACCAATCCTCAGCTTCAGGAGTCATGTACGACTCATCAGCAAACCTCAATAAACTTTTTCCAAAGTCTGTATCCTGAGGTGTAAGGAATGCAGGGATAGGATAGGCTCTTCCTCTGTAATCAAAAGACCACGGGATGTAGAACCTTTCTTTATCCTTAAACCTATCTACTGCTTCCATCGTCATCCGAGTTCTACATGACTTCCTAAACTCTTGAGCTTGGAGGTTATGTACTTCTGCTGCCTTCCTGTTGTAATCATGTCTTGCTTCTTTATTAGTAGCAATGTCAACAGGTTTAACAGGTAACTCATGATGAACAATAGGAAGGAATTTACCTATTGGTCTCTCTAACCTATCTAGTTCTTCTGCTACCCCTACAATAAAGGGATTCAGACGATAGGCTACCTTCTGGATCTTGTTCAGAAATGCCAGGGGTTTCTCCCCCTGTATAGATGAGGGGTTACCGCGACGCACCAGATTGTGCCCCACCATCACCTCGTTCAACAGGTAACCACCAGCCCGCTCGTTAGTCCAATCGTTTGGTTCAATAAGCATCGGCCATGCAAGAGGACTAAACAGTTCAGCATTCTTCATCACTGCGTCCTTGATCTTAAGGAACTCAGGGGTTGGGATTACATACTGGATGCGTCTTTTGCCCCGTTGATGCATGTCTTTGGTGAACCATCCACTCGCTGCCATTATACAATCAAGCAGCCAAGCACCCAGTTTAATTCTATTTGAACTACCCCACGTCTTCCAATGTTGGATATCGCTACGGTTCATCAATGTACGGATAACCGTTAGCTTTTGTTGGGTACCAATGGAACGGTGCCAGTAGTTATCCTTTATAGATTTTAATAGACCAGGTGCTGATTGTTCATAATATCTCATCTGACATTCCTGCTCAACAGCTAACCCAATAGCCTCACACACTTTGGTAGCTTGGTTACTATCCTCTTTGTATGAGAATACTTTATCAAAGGTAAGCTTGACTGCAATAGCTGCAGCAGCAGGTGCTTCAATGCCAGATAGGTATTGTTGAATCTCCTTAAATGCTACGCCAGCTTGCCCCTTAGTTAGACGTGCAGTAGTTGATTCAATTTTCTCGATTACAAGCGGTAAGAGTGTCTCAATAGACGCTGCACCGTAGACTGTAGCAGATGCATAAGACTTCTCTTCAAGTTGTTTGGTGTTCTTATGTAGCTTGTTCAGTCCGTGTGCGATGGCATCACGCTCTAATTGAATCTGTTCGTCAATCTGCGCAGGTGTCGGCAATAGGCTCCTCCGTGTCGTCGTGAATGTGAATTAGTTGTGCAAGCTCAGGGTAATCCTCAGCAAGCTCGTTGAACTGCTCAATCGAAATCAATGTCATCGACTTGGTTGTAAGAAACGTGGTGGATTTGTTCATCAGTGCAGACAGTAAACTCTGCACCCTCAGCCATCAAGCTGCTAACCTTAGCCTCAGC